AAATCTAACATGTTATTCCTCTTTTTTTCAGTGCCTATATATGTTATAGCATTATTTACAAACATTGTCAACCTAAAAAAGAAAAAAATGGGCGACATATAGCCGCCCATTTGTAGTCATCTTACGCCGATTGTGCGGCTTTGATGTATTTGCCGTAACGATCATGGAACTCATCAAAACACTCAACTGCATCAGGATCGATTGGCAATGAGTATTGTGTAAGAGCAAGTTTGATACCCATGACAACTAATTCAGTGTCAAAGTTATCCATTGCAAAACGTAAAAAGTTATTAACCTTAGAGTCAAACTTTTTATCGTTTTTATCACTTGCTTCTTTTAGCTCGTAGCAGAGAGACACCGTCAAGGAATACATGGCACTGATTTCTTTGGTGCTCATCTCTTTAACCTTACCTGCAAGAATATCTGTTGGGTTAGGCATGTCTGCGGCTATTTTTCGATGCGCCATAAATTTTACAGCAAGACCTTCGCCAACTGCACCAGCAACCAAATCGGTTATTGTAGTTTCGTCAGCGTCTTCTTCAAGCAATTCACTTACAAAAGTCCACGAACGTGGAGTGGCAAATGAACGACTTGGAGATCTAGGGTCAAAATCATAAAGATCTTTTTTAGCAAAGTTAAGATAACCTACTACGTCTTTATTGATTTTAGCGTCAACCGCCCACTGAAACCAATCACCAAAATCGACAGCCATTTCCAAATGGATAAAGCGATTAGCAAGTGGTGCTGGCATACGGTAAGTAACACCTTTGTCAGCTTCGCGGTTACCTGCCGCAACAATGATTACATTGTCGGGCAATTTGTATTGTCCTACTCGACGATTAAGAATCAACTGATATGCTGCCGCTTGCACAGCAGGTGCAGATGAGTTCATTTCGTCAAAGAACACAACAATATTATCATATTGACTTGCAAACTCTTCGTCTGGAAGTTCTGAAGGAGAACCCCAAACCATTTTGCCAATGTTAGAGTCAAAATATGGAATACCTTTAATATCTGTTGGTTCCCAAAGACTCAAACGAATGTCAATAAGATGACTGTTAGGCAAACTATCTGTAATTTGCTCAACAATTTCTGATTTACCAATACCTGGTGGCCCCCACAAGAAAATTGGACGTTTCTTTTTCATTGCTAGTCGAATAGCATTTTTTGCCTTGTTCGGCGTTACAGTGCGTGTTACTACTTCCATATCGTATTCCTTCTATGTTTTATCAGTGCCTATAACTTAATATAACACATAAAACACAAAGGTCAACCTTTTTTTGCACGATTTAATGCTTTTGTTAGTCCGTATTTTCGTAGATCGCCACTAAACAATCCTAGTTCTACTGCTTTCTTTTCATTTGTAACAGTGATACTTCTATTTGTTAGGTAATACGGACAATCGATAAACTTATCTAAAAATATTAGTATTTGGGTAGTAATGGGCATATCTCTTGGATATGGAATGTCATATGTTTGTAATCCTATTTCATTAATTACATCAAATCCATCTTCTGTAAGACGTAACCCACCTTCGTCCTTGTCTCTAGTATTATACCACCAGAGAGGCATGAATTCTTTAACGCTAATATCGTTATAACTTTTTCCTTGTTCTTTGAGAAATAGCTTAGTGTATGTAACTTTGTTAACCATTGTTGTTTGTCAATGTTTCACCTTCAGTGAGCTTGACTACTGTAAAGTCTTGTGTCTTAAACATTTGATTTAATTTTTTAGCAAGATTGAATGCATGTCCAGGATTGCTAAAACTTGTCTTTTTATACTTTGGACCGGGATAACTTGTAAGTGCATTACTGCTTTTTAAGTTAAATGGTTTATCTTTGAAAAACACTGCCCATATAGCTTCAGCATCTAACACTTGTTCACACTTGTAGGTGGTGCCATTTGTATATTCTAATAAAATATTTGGTTTAGGCCTACTCATATTAACTCCTATTATGTGCGTATATATTTATCATTTTTGAGTTAACTGGTAGTTTATTTCCATTCCCCACTATCCATGGATATTTCTATTACTTGGTCATTTTGTAATTGTTTTATATTTTCTGCAACATATTTTTCCAAATCACCATGCATTCTTGTCATTACAAGCCCTAGTGTGCTTGCTAATGCTTTTGCACTATTAATATCCATTCTTACTTCTTTAGCTCTGCTTGCTTCTGCACTTTGCACCTGTTGCAAGAATTGCTGTATAGAAGAAGTATTAAGAGGTTCTATTGACATTACTCAATGCAGCTTTCATTTCTAATTCAGTTTTATATGGACCCATATACTCATTACGCTCAATAGTAATTAGCTTCGGACAAAAACTCTTTAACCAATTAACATTGAATTTTACAAGATAATAACCTGCACAATATACACTTTTAGACTTTTCACTTTTGGTGAATAATGGTAATTTTCGTTGTATATCAAACATACTGTTAAATGGCAAAGTTCTAGTAGGGTAGCCGTGAACTTCTTTAACGTTTTTACTGTCTTTGTCTGTTTTTATTTTAGCAATTAAAAAGTCCTTGCCAAATTTCTTTTTCAACGCTGATTCGGATTTAAATATTTCAACAGCACTTTTGCTGGACATTATAAATCCTTCGTCGTTTTTACTTAGTGTTCCTACACGAACACCTTCTTGCTCAACAATCCAAAATTTATTTTTAAGGACAGGTTTTGCTGTTACTGTCATACAATATACCTCGCTTGTAATGGTTCTGCATATTGTGCGGCGTTATCTGCAACTCTTTGCAAATCCCACTTTGCACAAAACTTCATTAGTCGCATACCTACTTGACTAATATTTTTGCTTTCTACTGATTGTATGGTATTATTTATTTCTTGTCTAATGTGTTCGGGTTGTGCAGTCAAATCACACAAAGTGACGTTACGTGTATAATCATCTAACACACGATGTTCTTCGCCGTTGTGATCAACCCAACGCTGTAACATCATATTATTCCAGTTAAAGCCTTTTGTTTCTTTGTCTGCAAAAGCTTCAATAAGACCTACTTTGTTTTTTGTGCCTTTCTTGCGGACACCTGGATATGCACTAAACACATTATCACTAGTATCTCCACGCATACATTTTTCAAACAACATAAACTGTGGATCGGGTGCTTGCTTGGGCTCACCTGTTTTCTTGTCTATAACTGGCTGTCTTTTCTTATCGTCAAAATAACCTTCGTGTGTAATAATTGTATTACTCACACCGTTGTATTGTTGCACGTTTGGCGCAATCAATTGTGCAAAGTCACCGTCTGTGCTTACAACAACATGATTGTCATTAGGATGATTCTGTATCCAACCTGCAATAAGATCATCTGCTTCTAGCACAGAGTTATGTAACACAGTGCAGTTAGTTTTACTACCTACAAAGTCTTTAAACTCATCAAAGATTTCCCAAAACACTTTATCTTCTTCTGCTTCACGTGGAGTTAGTGCATCACGTGCTTCTTTGCGATTACGCTTGTAAGGCTCATAATAGTCCTTGCGCCAACTGCGTCCTTCTAAGCAGAAAACAACGTGCGAACCATCAAAGTCCTGCCACGCTTTCTTGATGCTGTTAAGTGTGATGTGCATAGCCATGCCAACCTTGGTATCAATGTCGCCACGAACAACATGACGAGCACGGAAAAAAGTGTTAGCAGTATCAATTAGGATGTAAGTCATAAAACTCTTCTTCTACATAACGTTTCAGTTCATGGTCACCAACATTGTCGGGAACCTCGTGCTTGTAGAACAGACGATAACTATCGCTACCATATTTGCCTATTCCGTGTAACATTGTAGCATCTTCTCCGTCCCATGTCAAGAAATCTTCTGTCATTCTTTTCAAGCGGTTATACCTAATGTTAACCATTCCTAAACTTTCTATTATTTTTTTAATAGCAGATTCTGGTGTATTTAAAAAATGTATAGGTGTCGGAGCAACAATAAACAATATAGGTAAAACTTTTTTTACTTGTTTTCTACCTGTGCAATTTAAACAAATTACACCTACCATATGCTGCCAAACAGTTTCAACTTGTTGTTGAACCATTAGGTCATCTCTCATGATACCTCGCTTTTTCCTTCGCTTATAGGCACAACATTAATGTAGCCTGCGTTTCTATTTGTATCCATTCCTTCTTCGCTTAACATATTGTATACTATATCTCGGAACCATCTGTCAACCACTTCTTCTTCTGGGTCGCCTTCTTCTCCATAACCTGCTTCCAGCAGTTGTTGAATAAAGTATTTGTTCCAATCTAATTCAAAAAACCCATTACGAACATTATCTTCATTGACTTTTACATCAAGAACATTTACCCAAGGTTCACCTTTTTTAGTAGCATATGCTTTAGGATCACGCACTTTGAGCTTTTTATCAGACTCTGCTTCTATTGCTGCTTTTTCTTCAGCTAAACGTTTTTCCTCTGCTTCAATACCTGTTATTTTTTTAAGCCATTGTTTCATATTAGTTTCCTTATCTTTTCGTATTCCTCTTCGCTTTTAATGCCTTTTGGAAT